CAACACCACGGCGCGGGGGTACGGGGCTCGTCATCAGGGTGAGCGTAGGACGTGGGCACCACGGGTAGCAGCTGGCCAGGTGGCGTGTCGTAGGTGCGGTCGTGACATCCTGCCTGGTCAGCATGGGACCTCGGTCATGATGACCATGATCGATCATTGCCTCGACATCCTGAGCACAGACACCGCACCCTGTACTGCGTAGGCAACCGTGCGGCTGGCGCAGTCAAGGTCAACAAGGCACGAGGCCGAAGGCGAAGAGCACTGCGGATGATGAAGATCAACGACTGGTAATCGTTGCAGGTTAGGGGCTTGATCGAAATCTACGATGAAAACCTAGGATCATGTGTGCGATCGATCGCGAAACACACATTGATCATGACCCCGCAGCCATCGCGCCTCTCTCCCCCCTCGCGACTGACGACAGGAAATGGTGATGACTGACACTCAGATTGTCACGAAGTACGAGGTCCGGTGTCCGGTCGACGCCGCGCTTCGTGCGCACGAGGGCGATGTCATAGCAGAAGACTTCGCGCTGAACGAGGCCAAGGCCCGGGCGACCGCCGAAGGTGGCACGGTGCTCGATCGGCCGGCAGTCTTCACCTGGAAGCTATCTGACTGGAGCACGGATGTCTGGGTGCTTCAGTGCGTGATCGACGTCGGTGTGCCTGTCGATCACCCAGCGGTGCAGGACATGCCTAGTGGATGATGACCGATTCTCGGTAGGCAAGTCCTTGGAACGCGCGCTGGTCATCGCCAACCTGCCGGCCAAGCACGAGGCCACGATCACCTTGGCCCGTCGGTACGCTCTCATGTTGGACGTCGACCCGGCCTCACTGCCGAAGATCGGCCCTCTGATGCTGTCCACGCTCGAAGCGCTCGGCTTGAACCGGACCGCCACTGCGGTTTACACGTTACCGGAGGAGGTGCCCGCCGATGGCGGAGCGACGCCGGGAGAGGCCAGCGTCACCAGTCTTCGAGACCGAGCGCGCCGACGTCGACAGAGCTGATCAGATCCTCGGTCGGATCGAACCGAGGGTGTTTACACCACCGATGCGCGAGCTCACCCCGGAGACGTCCTACGGCTTCGATGTGATCGCCTTCGCTCGCGATGTGCTGAACCGACCACTGGATCCCTGGCAAGAGTTCGTCGTGATCCACGCGTGCGAGTTGCTTGAAGACGGCAGGCCGCGGTTCCGCAAGGTGTTAGTGATCGTTTCGCGCCAGCAGGGCAAGACGGAGCTGGGCGTAGTGCTCACGCTCTACTGGTTGTTCATCGAACAGGTCGCGCTCGTGCTCGGCACATCCACGAAACTGGCCTACGCCGTAGAGAGCTGGGAGAAAGCTCTTGCGCACGCTCAGCGGGTGCCGGAGCTGGCCGACGACATCCCCCCGCGTGGCGGTATCCGGCGGACGAACGGTGAGACGATGCTGAAGCTCTCCACCGGTTCCCGGTACTTGGTGGCCGCGAGCAATCCCGAGGGCGGTCGCTCGCTGACCATCGACCGTCTGATCCTGGATGAACTCCGCCAACACCTCGACTACAGCGCGTGGGACGCAGCCGTGCCGGCCACCGATGCCGTCCCGGACGCTCAGATATGGTGCCTGACCAACGCCGGCTCGGATCGCTCAATCGTGCTCAATGATCTTCAGGACGCGGCCACCTCGTTCATCGAAACCGGGAAGGGCGATGAACGGCTCGGTCTGTTCGAGTACAGCGCACCACTCGGCAGCTCACCGCTGGACCTGTCCGCGCTGGTCCAGGCCGCTCCGAACCTCGGACGCCGCAACGACGTGGACGCCTTACTTGGAGACGCTCGACGTGCGGTTGCGAAGGGTGGCGACCTGCTGAACGGTTTCCTGACCGAGCGGATGTGTATCCGGGTCCGGCGTGACGTCCCGCCGGTCTGGCCAGCTGAGACCTGGGAACACTGCCGTGATCCACGTTCCCGTAGAGCTGGGGCTGCGGTGCTCGCGGTCGACGTCTCGCCGGACCGGGCGTACGCCGCCGTCTCCATGGCCGCGCTCAATGCCGATGGCCTGCCGATGGGCCAGGTGATCCGGCATGGTCCGGGCGTCGCCTGGATGATCCCGGACATCGGCAAGATGGTCCGCGACCGGTCCAAGAGCATCCTACCGTGATCATCGACGCGGTCGGACCGGCGAAGAATCTTGTGCCCGACTTGGACGCAGAGATCAACGGTTACGCTGATCTTGTGGTGATGAAGACCGGCGATGTCACCGATGCGTTCGCTGATCTCTATGATGGCGTGATCACTGAACAGGTCCGGCACACCGGTCAGCCGGAGCTTGACGATGCGATCGAATCCGCCACCACGCGGCTGATCGATTCCCGGAAGGCGTGGGATCGCCGTCGTGAGGGCGACGACATCACGTGCATCGTCTCCTTCGGCCATGCACTGTGGGGCCTGTCCCAGGCCGACGACGGCCAGGCCGGAGCCTGGGCGTTCTGAGAGGTGGTGGCCGGCATGCGGCTGTCCGTGGCTCTACTGATGATCGCTCTAACCGGTGTCATCGCAGGTGCATACCTGATCAATCAGACAGCTGTCGGACTCGCGATCATCTTCGATTCCCTCGTGGTGGGTACGCTGGCCCTACTCCGAGACGTGCCAGTTGCAGCGGAACGTCCTCAACGGCTCTCCCGGGTACAGGAAAGGCGTGATATCGCGTGAGACTGTTGGACCGGCTCCGGACACCTCCGGCCGACGTCCAGCGATTCGACGCCCGCGGTCTCAACCCGTCCGGCGCTTCGATCCTCACCACCACGTACGGCGCACCCGGCAACGAGCCGATCTTGCCGATGCTGATGGCCAGTGCCAGCGACGCCTACAGTGCGAACGCCGTCGTCTTCGGTGCCATCCTGGCCCGGCTCATGCTGTTCTCGGAGGCTGAGTTCAAGTTTCGCCGGCTGACTGACAAGAGCCTCTTCGGGAACAACGATCCCGGCTCTCTCCGCCGACTGGAGTACCCCTGGCCGAACGGCACCACCGGCGAGCTCCTGGCGCGCATGGTCCAGGATGCCGATCTTGCCGGCAACGCCTACGTCTGGGACGCCGGGGACCAGCTGGTCCGGTTACGGCCGGACTGGGTCACGATCGTCTCCCGACTCACTGAGGCACCGGTGGGCGGTACCTACCGCCAGGTGATCGGCTACGCGTTCAATCCACCGACCTCCGAGCTCGACCGGTGGCCACCCATGTGGTTGACCGTGGACGAGGTCGCGCACTGGTCTCCGATCCCGGATCCAATGGCCAACTTCCGAGGCATGTCGTGGATGACACCCGTCTTGCGTGAGGTGGACGCAGACAATGCCATGACTGCGTACAAGACCCGCTATCTTCAGAACGCCGCGAGCCCGAACATGCTGGTCAAGTACGATCAACGGCTCTCGCAGGAGTCGGTGGACCGCGTCCAGGCGATGATCCAGACCAGGCACGGGGGCGTGGAGAATGCCTTCGGCACGCTGGTACTGGACGAGGGCGCAGACGTCACAGTGATCGGGAACACCTTCGAGCAGATGTCGTTTTCCACGGTCCAGGCCGCGGGAGAGAACCGGATCATCATCGCGTCCGGCGTGCCGGGCATTGTCATCGGCTCGAAAGAGGGCCTGATGGCGGCCACCTACTCCAACTATGAGCAAGCTATGCGCCGGTTCGCCGACCTGACCATGCGGCCGCTCTGGCGCTCGGTGTGCGCCTGTCTGGCGAAGCTCATCGTGGTGCCGGCCGGCTCCCGCCTCTGGTACGACACGACCGACATCGCGGCCCTACGACAGGGCGAAAAGGAGCGCGCGGACACCGTCCTGGTGAAGGCGCAGGCCGTAGCCGCGCTCAATGGCCAGTTCGAGCCTGATTCCATCACAGCGGCTGTCGACTCCGGAGACATCCGCCAGCTGAAGCCGAAGGCGCCGGCACCGATCCCCCCGGCGCTCGCGGCCAACGCAGGTGTAAACGGTCCTCCCTCTACAGTGATGTCTGCCGCCCTTGTCGCCGCGAATGGAGCAGCCACCTCATGACCGATTTCATTCGCGCGGTCGTCCTGGACGACATCCGCATCCGCTCCGGCGGCACCGGGCGCACCGTCGAGGCTTACGCCGCGGTGTTCGATGATCCGTCCGAGGTGATGGATCAAGACGGCCACTACATGGAGCGGAACGCTCCCGGCGCCTTCACTCAGACGATCAAGCATCACGCCGGCCGGTTCCCGGTCATCTACCATCACGGTCTGACGATCGCGGGCACACCGTCCGAGCGCGGTTCGGTTCCGATCGGTGTCTCGTCCGAGGTGAAGGTTGACAAGCGCGGCGTTCTGACCGTGTCCGAGTACGGTCGGTCCGAGCTCGCGGATGAAGTGCTGGAAGCCATCCGGTTGGGTGCGGTGACGGCTCAGTCCTACGGTGGCCGGTTTATCAAGTCGAGCCCACGCAAGCCGGCCGGTGGCTTCCGCCGGAGCGCCACCGGTCTCCCGGAGGTCACCCGGTTGGAGATCGCCATGCACGAGTTCGGCCC